GTATCATCAAAATTTATTGTAACAGGATATTTTAAATAACAATAATCTTTCCAATGTGTTCCTGGATTGTTTAATTCACACCAATCAAACAAATACTTTTTCTCTCCAGGGACAAAATGAGGAAATTGTTTCCAAAGGTTATATTTGAAGTGTATGACTAAGTTCATGATCGTCATTTCGTTTGTTTTGCAAAGAGGATATTTATTCATATATTCAATTAATTCATCCTTTTTAATTATATTTAAAATTTTTGTGTCATAAATCCAAATACAATTCAAAAAATATTGAGCTTTTAAGATTCCATTTCCAAATTCATTTGTTAATTTATTGACAAGATCTTGGTTTCCAAAACTTATTTGAGAAGAAAATATTTTATCTGGTTTATTCGCAAACCCGGCATCGTTTGGAGCTAAAAATGAATTATTGCATTCAAGGTTTAATAAATGTTCAACGGAATCTAAAATTCGAAGACCAGCATCAATAAAAATTACTTTCTCCCAAGCTAAAAAATATTCATCAAATACATGTAATTTTTCCCATTGATTTAACTTCTCTAGTTCTCTCCCATCTCCATCGGGAAATTTTGTTTTTATTCTTTCTAACAATAAGGTTTTATTAATTTCTTGGAAATGGACCTCTGTTACATTATAAAATTGTTTAAAATTAATAGGCAGATAAAAATTAACACAAATAACTGCAATGTCGCCATGCCATTTGCCAATGCTTCTTAAATCGGAAATGGTTTTTTTTGCACGAAAAAAATAATTTTCATCTGTTAAAATAACAAAAACATTATTCTTCATCATAATTGTTCGTTTAAAAAGTATTTAAATAATATCCATCATAAAATATAAATTAATGGAATTAAACATTTCTGAAAGCAATAAAAAAAATGTTGCATGTTTTATACATAGTACGAATCTACATTATCACGGAACAACAAAGTTAGAGTTAATTTTAGATGTTATGAATAAAACAAATTTTTATGATCATGTAGACTTTGTATATGTAAATAATATTGGTATGGAGATAGATGTTAAAAAATATGAAAATATAAGCAAAAAAATTATTTTAAGCAATTATTCTTTTGATGTTAATTTATTTGAAAATTGTACATTAAAATTAATGAACTCTTTTTGTAAAATTAACCCAAATTATAAAATATTGTATTTGCACACAAAAGGTGTTTCATATGAAAATAAGTATGAAAATATAAAGTTACTTGAAAATGTTTCTGATTGGGTTGATTTTATGTTGCATTGCTTAGTTAATAATGCAGAGTCATGCATTGAATTGTTAAATTATTATAATATTATTGGGTGTAACTATAGAGAACCTCCAAAAGAAAAGTTTCATCATTTTTCTGGTAATTTTTGGTGGGTTAATGCATTACACTTAGGCAAGTTGAATGTTAATGACTTAAATGAAAAATTTGACGCAGAATGGCATGTTATGAAAAAAAGAACGCGATTTTTAAATATACACAGCTGTCCATATGGCCATTATGAAAATTCATATAAATTAGATCAGTACAAAAGTATTGTTGAGTCTAATATTAAATATTTCAAGGAGAATGTTAAGTATCAAATAAACAATCATGTATTTTTAAATTACTCGGAAGAAGAAGAAATGCGTTTTTCTAATATTATTTGTTTTATGAATAAACTTGTAGATATTATATCCGATATACTAAATAAAGAAGAAACTATTCCATCAAATATTTTGATTGTTACCAATGACTTTATAAAATCTTTTTTTAATTTTGAAAAACTAAACGAGAATTTGGAAAAATACAATATTAAAATAGTATCAAATAATGACGTCGGACTTAAAATAACATGTGTTAAATATGGAGTTAATATTTGCGAAGGAACGATGATTGATATTACAGAAAAAATAAAAAATAAATTTCTTTCAGAAAAGAAACTTTTTATTGATAAAAATGTTAACTTAAATGAATTAGCTGGAGAAGACCCTTTAGAAAAAGTAGCAAAAAAACTATATTTGTATTATGAAATTGGAGGATTAAATTTTTATAAAGTAGTAGATGAAAAAGATCTTCATCTTTCCAAGTCTATACTTGTTGATTTAAATGCAATTGAATGTGATGATAATACATTTTCCGAAAATATTAGTGCAAACAAAGATAATTTATTGTTTGGAAAAATAACTAAAGAGTTAAAGTTAACTGAAGCTCTTTTTACACCATTGCACATTTAAAACGCCCATTATTTATAAGAACCTATAGTTCCAATTCTACGACAATGAGGACATTCACAATATCGTTTTTCACCTCTATATATTTCCTCACATAAATCGTGCATTATAATATTACATCTAATACATTTGCTCCATTTTTGAGTGTTAATATTTTCCCAACAAATTAAACATGTTTTAAATTCGTTTATGTTTTTTTTACTATTTACGATATTTATCATCTTTTCAATCAGTACTATTTATAATAAAATAATTATAAATAGAATCAATTTTTATCGGCATTTTAAATGTGCAATGGTGTAAAAATTCTTTGAGTGCCTAAGTTTTTTTGTATTATTTTGTGTTGTTTTAATTTTGTTTTTTTGAGTTTTTTTAATATATATTGGTTTTACAACATTACCAACATGTATATCATTTTTTTTTATAAACCCAGATTTTATTTCTATTACATATTTTGATGGATAGTTTACATAAACTAAAGATAAATCCAAAGGTTTTGTGTTTTCAACAAAACCAACAATTTTAAAATTTTTATCTAAAAAAATAACATCTAAACTCACATAAGTATTCTTCATCCAAAATTTGTGAATCTTTTCATTTTGCATGCAAAATAATGCACCTAAATTTTGCGGCAAATTCTTTATAAACATTAAACCTTGTTGAATCGTTTTCTTTGTTTTAAAAACGCGATTAATTTTAATAGAAATAATATTGTTATTCATTTATATTAAAAGTATATATTATTTACTCTTCCTTTTTATTTGCAAAAGGACCACTTACTAGTAAACTTTGACCATTATCTGACTTACCAATTACAATATTTTCACCTTCAAACAATTCGCTTCGAATATCTGCTGCAGAAATTGCATCATTGTCCTTAAGAACATTTTCAGTTGTGTTCATATTTGCAACGCTAATTAAATTGCCATTTTCATCAATTGTTTGAGTCAAAGTACTTCCAGTTTTCTCGGCGTGTTTAATATTTTCTTCAATAGCCTTCTTCTTTGACTCCTTAACGCGTTGTTCAAAAGAGTTTTTGGCATGAGCTTCATTCTTGGTCTTTTCACTCATGAGTTGATTCAACTCTTCCTCCATATACTCAACTCGCCCAGTTTTATATGCTTCAGGATCCCAAGGCATCCACAAACCAACAGGACCGACATAAACGTCATGACTTGGGTCTACCTCTCTCAACATTTTACACCTTAACTCAGCCTCTTCTAACGAAGAATAAGTTCCACGAACTTTTAATCCTCGAGTACAAGTTTGAAAATTGTGTTTAATACCAAAACTCTTTTCCAATTCCTCTTCATTATTATCTAAAAATGTCTTATACTCATCCTCAAAACTAGATTTAGCAATATTTTCCTTTTCCTCTTTGATGAAATCCTGGAAATCTTTTGTTACATCATCAAAATTTAATTTATATTTGTAAGAAACAAAATTAAGAAATTGAACAAACTTTTCCATTGATTTATTTAACTCCCACTTCTTTAGGAATTCTTCAAAGAAAAACATTTCCTTTTGTTTTAATATTTTATCGGGAGAAACAAAGCTTACACAAACAAATTTTTGCCCCGCAATTGGCTTATCTTCCTCCAACAAATCAACATATTTAGGATTTGGTTGACCATTTTTGTCAAGTTTTCTTTCAAAACCGGAATCTTTAGAGGTACTCATTTTATTTATTAAAAGTATTTAATTTTAAGTTTTTTATCGCATAATATATATTTTTTTCTTGACATTATTTATAATATGTTTGACCTCGGAGAACTCGTTAAGAGAATCATCAAGTACCTTGTTGAAGGTTTAATGGTTGCTATTGCCGCATATGCCATCCCTAAACGTTCCTTGAACCTTGAGGAAATCGCTCTTATTGCTTTAACTGCCGCTGCCACATTTAGCATTCTTGATACTTACGTTCCTTCCATGGGAGTCACCGCTCGTTCTGGTGCCGGTTTCGGTATTGGCGCCAATTTGGTGAAATTCCCTGGAGGCTTTTAAACTACCACATTAGCGTAATTTCAAAATAATAATATAATTAAATCTGTTATTATATTATTAGATGACAAAAATTAAAATTAGTCGTAAAAAACGCACTGGAGGTCAGGGTGAAGATGACGAGGAATCAAGATCCTTACATTTATCTGATTTACAGGGAGATGAAGGTTTAAATGATCTTTCAATGATTTCAACTGCTAGTGATGATGAACATGAAATTCCTGAAACCGATTTAAATATAAGTGGTGTAGAAAATGATGAAAGTGGTATTACTGAAAATGAATCATTTGGAACAATGGATGAGTTTCCTAGTATGGAAGAAAATGAGATGAATCAAACTTTAGGAAATGAATCTACAATGTCCGCATTAAATTTAGAAGATTTGAATACATCAAATGCATCAACAAATACCACGCAAGAGGAAGAATCGTTTGGAGGGAAAAGAAAAACAAAAAAGGCAAAAAAATCAAAAAAATCTAAAACCACTTTAAAAAAAAATGGCGCAAAATCTAAAAATCGCAAAACAAAAAAACATCGCAAAACATTAAAAAAAAGACATTATAAAAAAAAGAAAGGCGGTTTTGTTGGAGATAATGGAACAGATATGGAAAGATATGGTGAAACAAATCCTTATTCCGTTGAGAGAGATTCTGATCCTAGATTTTAAATAGTTGGGATAAACTCCCAATCTAATTCTTCGCAAATTTTTTTCCAAATAGTATCTTGATCTATTCTTTTCTCACGATCCTTAAGCATAGGAAAATGCTCTAAATATTGATTTTCTCCAAGAAGTTCGCAAAGTTTGTAAGCTGTATAGTAATAATTTAAAAAATTGACTCTATCATCAGGACAAAATTTTGAGTAAGGTGCTTGTAATTCCATAAAAAGATTAAAAAGCGTTTCTTCTAATTCTGGTGACATTATAGGAGGTTTAATTCCTAATTTATCTTTAATAAATGGTATATG